CCTCCTGGAGTTGTGACTCCTGGAACGCGCGCTGCGTGCCATTGGTGGCGGTGTCAGAGCCGTCGCCGGTCGGGTCTGCGCCAACCGCATTCACGTTGTCCTTGAGCCAGGTCGGAAGACCTGCCGACTTGCGCGCCGTGGTGTCATTGCCGGCCACCTTGGCGGTGTTCGCCGTCAACATGACCTCGATGTCGCGCTTCAACTCCTTCATGGACTTCGCGACCTGATAGGCCATTTCGTCCTGCATGCCCGTCTTCTTGACGGCCATCTGCGTCATGGTGACGCCAGGAGTCTTGCTCGAGATCGCGCACCGGTTGTTCAACCGGCCTTTGACCTGCGCAACGGTGATCGTCGCGTCATCCCCTTCCACCTGCTCGTTTGCCGCTGCAGTGGCCAGCGCATCGCGCGTCCACTCGTGCAGCACCGCAGTGGCCTCGCCTCGCGGCAAGGCGGAGAAGATCGGGGTTTCGGTCGGTGAGATGTCGTAGACCATATCCACGAGATCTTCACGGTTGCCACGGCCGACACCGGTCGTAGCGGATGCGTCGTAGACGCTGAATACACCTGCTGGTTGAGTCATGGCTCAGCTCTCGTTGTTGTTCTTTACACGATCCCAAGCGAACGCAGCGCGCTTGCCGCATCACGTACTGAGCCTGACTTGCGCAGCTTGGACTTCGCCTCTGTGAGAGCGATGCCTTGCCGCGCAGCTTGGGATTGCGTGGTCCCCGGCTTCAGTAACTTCGGCGCCTGCCTGACCTTGTTGAGCACTGGGGCCTTGCTCGCTTGGAGCTTCTGCCACTTCAGTGCATCGTTCAGCACCAGGATGTCGCGATGATCGGTCAGCCGACCGATGTCCTCGGCAGTGATCCCGTACGCCTTGCCGACAACATCAACCATCTCCTTGATCGTGGATTCCCGTGTGTACTGATCGGCCCATTCGGGAAGTTTCGACTCCAGGAGCTGCTTCTGTTCGGTGAGGTACGCCTTGTGCGCCTCGGCCTGCTGCTGCTCTTGGGCGCGACGCTCGCCACCGAGCTGATCCGCGAGTTGAGAGAGCATGGCTTGGCGCTGCTGGAATCCCAGCAAGGTCTGCGCGAATTGCGCGGGATCTGACTGCTGTAACGCATCCCAGTTGACGCTGTTGAATTCGCCTTGGAGCGCGCGTTGCGCCACCTGTAGGCCAGCGTCGAGCTTCTGCATCTGCTGCTGATACGCCTGACGCTCCTGGGCCTGTTGCGTTTTCCACGCTTGGACCTCGGAGGCATGCGTCTGCAGCTTGTTGGTCAGGTGTCCGTCAAGTTGGAAGCTCTTCACGAGCTCGCGGATGGTCGCCTTCGACTCTTTGCCATCGATCCTCGCGGGTACGCTCAGGTCCAAGAGCCGATCGAGGCTCAGTCCTGTGCGATCCGCGAGTTCGGCGACCGTGGTGAAGTCGACGTCGCTTGCGGGTGAGTCTTCGCCGTCGGGAGACCCATCGTCATCGCCCTCGGCAGCCGCTTGCTGCTGGGCCTTTTGAGCCTTGGGAGGCTCTTTTGTCTGCTTCTGAGCCGGAACCTCGCCTTCAGCGTCGTCCGCTGCGTCGGTTTGATCTCGTTCTTGAGGAGCAGACAAAAAAGCCTTGAGTCGCTCATGTACGGATGGCTTTTCAGCGCCCTGGCCTCGCGCCTGAGGCTGTGAGCCATCATCGCCACCACCGGATGAGGCGCCATCGGCCATTGCAGCCTCTCGAAGTACGCCGCGGATCGCATGGAGCAACATCAGGCGCGCGCTCCGCTGACGCACACGTAGTCAGCAGTGATCGTTGGCGTGCCAGATGTGGTGCGATTGAATCCAGCGATCACCGGAGTAAGCGCCACAGTGGCCGTAACGGCACCGGATAGGCCGGTGGATGTGCCAACCTGTACGCCATCGATGTAGAAGGTCGCGACACCGGCAGTGGAAAGCTCAACCCGAAAGACCTGGTAAGTATTCGCGACAGGGACCGCAGCGCTGTTCTGGTGAGTAGCATCGACGTCGTTTGCTACCCCGGTCAGCCACCAAGTATCGGTAGCCATCGAAGTGTCAAACATGAAGCCGACCGCATCAGTGGCATTGGTAGTGAACGTGTCAGCAGATGCAGCCGACTGGATGGGCATCTCGAGCGCGCCGGTCTGATCGGTGAAACCGATGAACACGGCGATGTTGGTGATTGCCGAAAGCTTTACTCGCGCCTCCAGAATGAGGTCGCCTTGGTTCGCTTTCCAGGACAGGCCGCGATCCAGCTGAACGCCTGAAACCGCCATGGATGCGGTGGTAGATCCGATTGTGCCAACCACCGTTCCGGATACTGCTGGGGTGACCGTCCAGTCTACACAGGCCCCATCAGAGCCCTTGCGACTGCGCCAACCGCTCTGAATGGTGGTAGAAAATGCAACGCCGCCGCCGCAAAAGTCGTCGTACTCGGAGGCGTAGCGCTGCGGGCCGTAATAGACCTGGCCGCCGGTGTCCCCGAGAATGAGGACCCCGCGCTTGCACATCAGCTCGTTGTTGGGTCCGCCGCAGATCTCATTTGGAATGGACCACGGGCTCACGGTGCGCGTAGTGGACATCGGCTCGCCTTTTTCTTCTTGTTGTTATCGGGCGAGCCGCGTCGTTCTAATCGATGCGCTTGCCTCTCAGCTCGAGCCGTTGCTGTGCCGCGTGTCTAGCCTGGAGCAAGTGCCACAGGTGCTTTCGCATGGCCGCGGAAATCTGCAACGCAGTTATGAGTCTACTGTGTCCAGCGCTGTCGTCAAGTGCCACCGCTCGCATCTGTTTGATGATGTCGTTGTCTACTGCGAATAGAGAGTCAGCCAGCAGGGGATCGTTGAGGAGCTCCTGCGCGTGCTGAGCTTTGCGAATTGCCTCCTGATCCGTTAGCTCCGCCGAGTTCGGCTCCGATCCCTGGCGCGGCCAGGTCGGTTGAGTACTTGAGCTCCAAATCGGCAATCTTGAGCGCAGTGTCGACGCCCATTTGCTGAGCCTTGAGCTGTGCATTGGTCTTGGACTCCTCGGCGCGCTGCTGCGCCTTCATCTGTTCAGCCTGCAGGTATGGGTCAGGCGGCGGATTCTTTGCGTTTTCGGCCTGTTGTTGCTGCCACTGCGCGTATTCGGGCGAATCCGGGTCAGTAAAGAAGGCTTTTCCTTCAAAACCTAGGTTGGATTGCATCTCGGATGCCAGCGCATACACGTTACGCGGCTGCACGAGCCCAGGAATCTGCGCGGCCTGCTGCTGGGCCGTCGCCATCATCGCCAGATTGTTGCGGACCTCCTCTTTCGAGGGTGCACCCGGAGAAACCGTCATCGTCTCCCGATCAGGCCAATCAGCGGGGTTGATCCAGACCCACTTCTTGCCCTGCTGCTCCTGTGTCGGCTGATACTGGTGCCGCATGAGTAGATTTCGCATCGAGTTGTAGAGGCTGCCGATGCCGCTGTGAGCCATGATGTCGGCCATGATCTCCAGCAGCTGGGCGCTGGCCGTCTGAGCGTTCATGTAGGCGCCCTTCGTGGCCTGGGCGAGCGTGTCGGCATCCAATCCCATAGTCATGCGGCCGACACCCACGCGGTTCTCGCGCACGGTCTCGAAGTGCTGGATCACCGGCAGGATGGCGGCCTGCATGGGCTGTACCGGTAGCGGGAAAAGAGCATTGGCTGGCGGCCCCTGTACTGCGACATGCCCGCCTGGGCGATTTACGCCCAGCATCTTCGTGTTGACCGCGGTCTCATCGAACGCGATGCGCGGGTTCATCGTGAAATACGTGTTGTCCAGCAGCCCGCGCTTGAGAGCCGTGTTGATACGCTGCAGGTCTTCCATCACGTCGTAGACGGACAGGCCGTAATGCCGATGCGGGATGCGATCCGGCGCGAGCGACTCCCAGGGGATCTCCGGCGCCTCCTCGTCCACCAGGATGTCATTGCCGGCGAGGTACATGTACCGCAACTCCGCAATGCCGTCGTCGTCCTCATCCAGGTATGTCCAGCACCGCAGCAGGCGCAGTTCTTCGCTTGCCCAGTCGCTGTCGCGGTTTTCCTCGTTGTCATCGGACTCGTTGACCGTATCGCGCGCCAAGCGCTCTTCGGTCTGGTCGCGCCAGCTGTAGCTCGTGAGCTTGCGTACCCGATCACGGTCAAAGCCTGCCTCCACGAGTTCTCCGCGAGTCACGCCGCGACGCATGTTGAACACCGATCTGGCGTCCTTGATGTCGCCTGCGCAGTCCTTGTCGACGATCACCTCATCCGGTGGGTAAACCTCCCACTTAGCGCAGCCTTTTGCCTTGCGCTGGCGCACCTTGATGGTCCAGGTGCTGTCTTCCTTGGACTGGGTGGCGGCCATGATCTTGACTTCACCCTGCGCCTGCAGGCCCTCCAGGGTCATGACCAGCTGATCGTCGGTCAGGCTCTCGTATACGTCGAACTGGAGCTTTTCCTTGTCCTGCCAGTAGTAGTGCGCATAGCCGACTTTCTGCATCAAGGAGTCCTTGATCCAGTCGTACATCAGCAAGTAGCCGGGGTTCTTCTTCCAGATCACCGAGCGGACGTGCTCAGACTCCTGCTTCGCCTGCTCGATGTCCTGCGGCCCAATAGGGTCGAACTTGAAGACCTCGGAGCCGGACAATGCCCGCATGAGGCTGGGCATCATCCACTTGATGGTGTCCATGACGTCCTTAGACACCACCTGCGCACGACCGTCTACCTCGTTGCCGAGCGCCCTGCCGTAGTAGAAGTCGAGCGCCCGTTCGCGCTGGCCGCGGAGCTCTGAGTCTGCGCTGTCAAGGCTGCGGCTGAGCCGGGCGCCGATGATGGCCCGGATATTGTCGTCACTGAGCTTGGGCACGAGTCACCTGCGGGCGGCTTCGTGGCCGCCTCTTCTAGTTGTTGGACCCTATCTTCCAGGGTTGCCATCTTCGCGGCAAGTTCCTGGAGCAGACGGGTATTGGCGATGCTCATTCGTTGTGCCTCCAGCTATTCGCCCTCGGCCTCGGCGCCGCTCTTGTACGCTCCGGTCGCTCCCGAAACTCCTCCAGGCTCATCTGCGGGGCGCTGGAGTTCATCTCGCTGTCGGTGACGCGGGTGTTGATGGGAGGGTCGTCCTGGGATGGCGGCGGACCAGCGGGCAGGCTTGGCGGCCGCGGGCGCAGATTCTCCATTGATGTGTACGCTGGTGTGCCGGGAGCGGCACATAAAGCCGGTGGGCCGCCTACTACCAACAAGGACTGGCCGAACCTTGAGCAGCCGGGGTCAAAGCCAATTCTACGGCCCTGCAGCAACTCTGCAGCCTCCATCATCTCATCGAATTTGCCCTGTGAGATCTTAGCGTCATGGTCGCCGCTGTCATCCAGGACAGGCACGAGCACCACGCACTCCTGCCACTTAACCTTGAGCATTCTTGCCTCGGCGCTTGGCTGCAGGCTGGGCGGCGGCTGGGATTGACCCTGCGTCGGCTGCTGGCTCAGCTTGGGGAACAGTCGCATCAGCCACCGCAGCATCTCGCTTCGCCTCCGGGAAAGTGATGTACATAGAGCCGAAGTTGATCTCCAGGAATGGCGGTCCGAGGTGATCCGGCGAGTCCACCACGCATAGATGCACTCGGTCGCAGATTCGCTCGACGTTGAATTCGGTTTTCAAGATAGTCACTCCCGCTTCGGTCCGCAAATGAACAGCTTCTCTCCATCGTCAGCCAGTACGCTTATGCGTACCGAGTGACAGAGGTGCGCCGTGAGCTTGTCAGCAAGCTCTGTCTCCCATACTTGAATCTCTTCCCCCGAGTAAAGTCCGCCGCCAAACTCCTCTTTCGCTCACGCTGGCACATCCTCGAATTCAAAGTTGATCGGTCGTCTCCGGCCTTCCGCCTGGATCTTCTCTGCGCAGCTGCACATCAGTCCAAATGCATCGCTGCCGTGACTCGACCAGTCGTGATCGGGGCCAAGACCGATGCCGCGCTTATCGTCTTTCTTTTCGTGGTACCAGCCGATTGCCTCGATACCCGCGGCTGTTGTTGGTTTGGAGTACGAGCCATCCGGAAGCAGTATCGCGTCATCGGGCGCGTTGAAGTATATCGATGGAAACCATCGACGGCCTGCCTCGATGCGCTTTTTCGCAGCACCCTTTCCTTGGTTCGCCAGGACCTTCACGTCATACCCTGCTGCCTTGATCGCCGACTCGTAAGAGGTGTCGTGCACTTTGTCGCCTTGCTCACCATCGTGGGGCAGCCATACCTGGCAGCGTTTCTCGTTGTAGCCACGGCGGCGCATCCAGTCCAAGTGGGTGGCGAGAGGCTGACCGACGGCTTCGTAGTAGTCGAGCGCGCGTATCTCAAGGCCGACGAATTGGCCAACCCAGATCGAGACAGCATCGGCCCGCGCGCCAGTGCCCCCGATGTCGAAGAATGCACGCAGCGTCAGAAGTGGATCTGCTGCAACACGTCCAATACGGCCCTCAGCACGTGCCGTATTGAGCGCCGCGGCGTAGTACGCACCATCCAGCACGGTGACGTAGCCACCCTCCCAGATGTGGTCGTAGAGCTCGGGCTGATGTCGCAAGCAGTCCTCGCGTTCGAGCTTCAGGTCGTTCGTGAGCCATGGGTTGTCGCGCCAGTTGGCTTTGACCACGATGGAGCCGGCGGGCATCTGCGAACCACGTAGCATCACGTCCACCGGGTCTGTCTTCTTCCGCGGGTTCCAACTGAACCATCGCTCACTGCCATCAGCGCGCAAGGTCGGTCGATACAGGTTCAGGCTGTGCAAGGTTGCCGTCTGCGCCTCCTCCCACCAGCCGCGCTTGAAGCCTTCGAGCGACTTGATGCTGTCCGCAGTGTAGTCGTTCATCCCCTTGAAGATGATCAGCCCGTCGCCCGGCGTCTCGATCAGCTCCTTGCGCACCTTGAAGCCTTGAGACTCGCCCAATCCGAAGTGGGCGAGCCTGCCCTCGAGCAGTAACTTGCTGGACTGCGCTAGGTCTCGCTGCACCTCGCGCATGCACACGCATCGAAGCCCCTCGCCGGCAGAGTTGCCCGGCTCCGCGAGACAGTCATCGATCATGCTGTCTGCAAAGAACGTGCTCTTCCCGCTCCCACGACCGCCCCACGCGCCCTTGTAGCGCGCTGGCGCCAGCAGAGGCTGGAAGACCTTAGCCGTGGGTATCTTGAGGGTCGACGATGACACGTTCGATCCTTTGCACGACATGGTTGACCGGGCCGCCATTGGAGCCCGTGAGCTCGACCTTCTCGTTCAGCATGCTCAACGACTGCGCCAAGGTCCGCAGCGCCCCCACCTTCGCCGAGAACTGATCCGGCTCCTCGTAAGCCGCCACCTTGCGTAGTTCGGTCAGCACGAATGTGCGCGAGACACCAGCCTCGTACTGCGCGTTGGCCTCGAGCTCAGCCAGCAGCTGCTGGATGTGAGGCATGTGGCGCAGCTTCCAGGCCTTCTGCTTGGCGTTCGGCTCCTTGATGCCCAGCATCCGGCAAGCCTCGGTGCCGTTCTTTCCGGCGTTCACCAGCTCGCACCACCTGCGCTGGAACTTTGTCAGCCTGGTTGATTCACCCACGTTTCACTCTCCGTCGTCTGTATTGCGGTGCGCGCAGCATCAAGGTGATTCCGCCGGCAAATCCAGCGGCGCCGTCGGATGCTGATTCGCGATCGCGGTGGCCACGACCTTCGCCTGCGCAATCCCCTGCAGTGCGTTGATGTAGACGAACTCCAAGCACCTGGCAACATCTGTGCGTCCATCGATGCGTACCTTATCGCGCGCCTCAGCGAGCGTCAGGCCGTATTTGGTGCGCAGGATGTCAATGGCCTTTGCTTCGAGCTTGGGGATATCGGCCACCTCGGCGTCGGCTGTGATTGCGGTGTGATGTGTTGGGCCGAAGGCGGGGTGGTCGTCCTGCGCCAGTGCAGTGCCGGCAATCAGCAACAGCCAGAATAGAGCAATGCCCATGCACGGCAGCCGATATTTCCAATTGGTCATTCGAGTCTCCAGTTTCAAAAGGATCAGAGAACGCGGCTTTAGGGCAGCTCCGGGCCAATGTTTCCTGCAAGGGCATTGACGCAATTCGTTTGTGCTCGCTTCAAGACTCGCGACCTGCAGCAATCGAATGCCGGTTACTGGGTCTGCCGCGTTCTCTGGGTTCTGCTGCGATCATGGCCACGAGCTGGTAAAGCGTGCGCGCGCCAGTGCGATGCCGAGCTCGACGCAAGTGACTGTCGATGGTGGCGCTCGTGAGTCCAAGCCTGGACATGACCTCCGCACGGGTGCTGCCGGTCGCGTACAGCCGGATCACGTCGCGCTGCCGAGCAGTCAGCCAGGTGCCAGCGATTCGCTGGGCGTTGCGGAGTTTTCTGGTAGGGGCGTATCTCAAGCCGCCACCCTCGCCTTCCACGCCCTCTCGAACTCCTCGCGTATGCGCTTCGCCATGAGTACGAGATCCGGCCGCGCGACGTCGCTTGGGTAGTGCTGGCTCAAGACCTCCAAAGCCTCATCCGGCGTCGTGACGATCGGGCAGGAGGTACGCGCAAGAAACTTGGCCTGCTCCGGCTGATCGTCGCGCGTACGCGGCTTCCCGTTGGGCTTGGCAGTCTTCAACTCCATCCACTGCAGGACGTCGAGCACCGGGTGCCAGCACACGATGTCGCAGGGCAGCCGGATGTCGAATACCTCCCAGCCCTCGGCCTCGATCGCATCGACGATGGCGGCCTTTGACTCGTCGGTTTTGGCCGCCCTTCTCATGTACCCTCTACCTCCCTATTGGTTTTTAGAGAAGTCGTCTGTAATTCTCCATGCGCAAGCTTTGGCGGGCCTTTCCACACCCCATCGACAAGTCTCAAGCCAGCCGCAAGCATCTCAGCTGGCGCCATGCAGCGGCGATCGCCATATGGGCCGGTCCTGTGCTTGTCGAAATTGGAGGCGCGGCTGAAGTACTCGCCACACCCGCCGCATCTGCTCACACGCCGTCTTACACCTCCGTTGACCTGAATCCGCATGATGCTGCATCGCTTGCCCGTGAGTCTCACTCCCCCTCCCTCCGTTGACCTGAATCCGCATGATGCTGCTCACACGCCGTCTTACACCTCGCCAACCCATCCGCCTCATACCCCTGCTCGAGGTGCTTGGACTTGTGCGGCTCTTGCGTCCAGGCGTTGTATAGGACCTTCCCAGCAGCATTGCGCACACCCGTGATGGTGTGGCCGGCGTTGGACTTGATCAGTGCTGTATCGCCGCCCTGGCGCGGCCAGGTCAGCGTTTGCGTAATCATCGCCATCTCCTCCATCCCCAGCACGCCCGGCACGTTGCCGCGATTGGCGCGGCGCAGTTGGGCGGCGGTGCGTTGTGGTTTGGGCATTGCGTGATCTACCTATATTGCGCGACTTGCGTGTAAGTGCAATTTGCGTGTACAGTTCAACCGATGCCGCAGATGTCCTGCGGCGCGAACAGGAGAGCCTGAATGGCGACGATCAAGGCATACATCACCGGCGACACGTTCCGCTTCAAGGATCAGCTGAAGGCCGACGGTTACAGTTGGGACGCCGCTAAAAAGGCCTGGTACTGCGAGTACGAGGACCGCCCTGGTCGAGTTGTTACCCAGGAGCTGGCCATCAGCAACGTCCGCGGCCTGCCCGGTATCGGCAATCGCGGCAATTTCGTCGCTGAAATCGTGGTGGAGGGATGAGCAATGAGCGAATTCGATTCCGAGATCGAGCAACTGGCTCAGGGCCTGCGCGAGGCGTTCCCCGGCGACAAAATCGAGGCTCGATGATGAAATCCCGAAACATCTCCGAACGCGAGCGCCAAGACCTGCGCGCTCGCATCGAATCAGCCGGCCTGTCCCAGGAGGCAGCCGGCGAGCTCGTCTACACGCCATTACGGACGATTCAAGACTGGCTGACCGGCAATAGGCCGATGCACAGGGCCATCTACGAGCGCCTCCTGCAGCGCCTCTCAGAGGCTCACGGCCAGTGAATTTGGCGGCGGGTTTCTGATTTCGGGGGTTCACAGTCTCTCTCCGTTGGCGCTCATGACAGCCGTTCCATCAGAGCATCGTTCCAGTCTTTGCAGGCGGGCATCTGCATTTCGAACTGCACACGGCCCTGCAATCTCTGCATGAGCTTGGCCGCTGCGTCCATGCCAGGAATGTCGCGATCAGCAAAGATCACCACGCGCTTGACGCCTGCCGGCGGATCGAACTTCTGCAGCAGGCTTGTGTTGAGCGCCGCCCATACAGGCATGCCGTGTATCTGAGCGGCCGAGAACGCTGTCTCGATGCCTTCGGCGATACCGAGCACTTCGCCATCGATTCGCATCAAGCGCACCGCGCACCCTGCTCTGCCTTGCATTCCTGAGAGGATTTTACGCGGTTCGTGAGTAGATATCTTTGCTCCGTGCTGCTGGAGATAGGTCACGTGAGCGGTTACAACCTCGCCTCCAACATCGCGAACCGCAGCGATGAGTGCAGCGTGATGTCCGACGCGCTCTCCCTCCTGCCAGTAGTCGACAGATGGATGCGCGCGCAGCTTGTGCATGGCTGGCAATGGCCAAAGTCCTCGCGATTGCAGGTAGCGGCGAGCAGGCTCGCAGTCCTCGATGGGGCAGCTCTGCTTCAGCAGTGCACGCACCCGTGGCGTTGGGCTTGCCACCTCTGCGTCTGCGTACGCCTTTCGCGGGATTGGTACTGTCGGCGCGTCATCGTGCTGCTCGATGCCGGCCAGTGAGAGCACAAGCTTGGCTGCGTCCAAGAAGGGCAGCTTCTGGGACTTCATCAGCAGATCGAGGCCACGTCCGCTGCCGCACTGGTTGCAGAACCAGTCTCCCAGGCCGCGCCTGTTGTCGAACCTAAACCGGTCCTTCCCGCCACAGATTGGGCACGGGCCGTGTTTATTTCGAAGATGGCTGTTGTCGATGCCCGCTTTGGAAAGTACCGACTTCCATCCTTCGGCGCCCAGCAGTTGGTCCATTCGATGGAGGTCTATGCGCGGCATAGAAAGCCCCCAAAAAGTCCTGCATTTCTTTCAGGCGAGACTTCCCACTCGGTGGGAACTGGAGACTCCGAAGGGGAAGCCTCCATGACCGGAGCCGGGCTAGATGCCCCTTCCGAAGAGGGATGCTGAGCTTGAAAAAAACGGCTGTCAAATACCGTGTTTTTATGGAAGCCCTTTGTTTTAAGGCATTTCATGCTGCCTGCCTCGACTTGGCGTAGCGGATGAGTTCGGACTTGAGCCACCCTGCGGTGTCGGCGCTTGGCTCGGTTGTCGCCGATGACCAATACCGACGAGGGATGCGCTCATCGTCGGGCCGTTTGAACTTCTTCCGGCACTGAATCCACGCCCACCAGCGGCCGCTGTTTTGCTTTGCCTGCCACTTCTCGGGCCATCGGTTGGCGTACCACGCGCAAGCCTCGGCGTGGAACCGATCGATACTCGCCCAGTCGGCGCTGTCCTCGATACCCGCGCCCAGGTCGGCCTGTTGTACCTCGATGACCTTGGCGCGTACCTGATGCTGCCAGCCGCAGTGCGGGCAGTTGTTGCCCTCCTCGGAGACCAGCCAGCTGCAGCCGCACTCCGGGCAATCTCGATTTTTTTCCTTGAGCTGCTTGCGCTGCTTCGCAAACTCCTCGGCGTGTTTCTTGTTCGCGTTCGGATCGTCCAGCGACCACTCGCGGTCGTAAGCCGGAGGGCCCAGGCTCTCCACCACCCGGCCGTGGTCGATCACCAGGCACACGTCCTTGCCGGCGCTCGGGCGCATGCCACGGCCCACTGCCTGCAGGTACAGCACGATGCTGCGCGTGGGACGCGCGAGCACGACGCACTCCACGGCCGGGATGTCGATGCCGTAGCTCAGCAGGAAGCAGTTCACGACGACCTGCGTCACGCCGTGCTCGAGGCGCGCGATGACCTCCTCGCGGGTGGCCTCATCGTCGCTGTCGGTCAGCTGCTCGCATGGCACGCCGGCTTGGCGGAACTGCTCCACCAGGCTCATGCCGTGCCCCTTGTCGCAGGCGAAGACCAGCGTGCGCTTGCCGTTCGCAATACGCAGCCAGTTCGTGACCACATCGCCGACGAGCTTGGGGCGGGACATCAGGCCCGAGAGTTCACCGTTCGCGTAGTCGCCGGACTTCGAGTCCTTGCGCACTGCCTTGAGCTCGCTCGCGGTCACCACGGGGCGGTTGAAAACTCGCGGCTTGACGAGGTTGCCTGTTGCGATCAGCTCCGTTACCGATGGCCCCAAGATCAGCTCGTCGAACTGGTCGCGCAGCGAGGCACCGCTGGTCTTTGCTGGGGTCGCCGTGAAGCCGAAGATCCAGGCGTTCGGGTACGCGTTGAGGATTTTCTGCCGGCTCGCGCCCAGGGCCAGATGGGCCTCGTCGAAGATCACCAGGTCGGCAAGCGGCATGGGCATGCGCTGATCGGCAATGCTTCGTCGGTACAGCGTGTCCACGCTGGCGATCTGAGCAGGCTTGCCCCAGTTCACGTACCCCGGCATGGATGCCGCCAGGATGCCGTGGGCAATGCCGTAGGCATCCAGGCGTTCGTGCAGTTGGCGGACGAGCCTGGTCCTGGTAGCCAGGATCAGCACACGCAGGCCCATGGCGATGGCCGCGGCCACGACTGCGCCGATGATCACGGTCTTGCCTGCACCGGTCGGGGCCTGCCAGCAAAGCCGGCGGTGACGGCGCATCGCACGGGACGCATCGCCGATGAGCTGCCGCTGGTAGTCACGCAGGATGCTGGCGACTGCCGGCAGGTCGTCCAAAAAATTTTCGGCCGGCCGCGGCGAAATTTCAGAAGGGCCTCCAGGGGAGAGGGGTAACCCCCCCTGTGCAGCACCCCTACCACCAGTGGTTCCCTCTGACCTCAGTTCCCCTTGGAAACCCTCTTCTCTGACCTCTGTGGGATCTGGGATCTGGGATTGCATACCCCGGGGCATTGCTCCAAGCATTGTATTCTTTGCTCCAAGCATCACTTTTCGTCCTTCGAGGAATGCTCCGAGCATTGCTCGGCGGATGCTCCAAGCATTCCCCCGGGCACTACTCTAAGCATTGACTTGGCGCTGGCCTTGGGCTTTCCCCATCGGGCTGCTGCGGCTGCAGCGGCGCGTTCGCTGTTCATTGCGTGTCGCTTCTCGGACTCGGCCCGGATCTCTTCCAGGGTCATGTTGACCAGGCCAGCATCGGTCGCTTTGAACTTCTTCGAGACCTTTGGCCAAAGCCTCTTGAATGTCTTCTCGTTGTAGCCGACGAGCTCCGCTATCTCGTTGAAGTCCTCGGGGAGCGGACCGCTGGCCCATTGAGTCATCAACAGCAGCAGATATAGGGCGCGCTGCTCGCCGGTCATTCCCAGCGTTCCGCCCATGAAGCGGTTGACCCATAGCGGCATGAAAGGGAGTTCGCTCACATCCGCTCCAACTGCAACTTGAGATCCGCGAGCCGCGCGAGCACTTCGAGCTCGTCATTGACCATCCGCGGCGTATTCCCGCGCAGCTCGATCAGCTTGCGCACGTAGGCGAGCTCGACTTCGGTGTATGTGATCGCGGTCTGCAGCTGGAAGTCATCCGCCAGCCTCACGGCGTCCTGCAGCTGGTTCATGCGCCGGCCCTGTTGTTGATGCTATGGATTTCGGCTCTGTTATCCAGAGAACATGAAGGTCGTTGCTGGATGCTTGCAGCAGCGACAACCACATAGCCGTTCGCGACCGCCCAAACGCCAATCTGTGCCTGGGTCTTGCACTTTGTGTGCTTGCGAATCCGGTGCTGCTGTTGCTTGACGGCTTCTGGGGTCGTGCCCATGACTCTCGCGATCTGCTTCATGCGCAGGCCCTGGCACATCAGGCGCAACACCTGGATGGCTGCTTCGCTTGGCGGCTGAGTGTCTTTCTTTGCTCGCTGAACTCGCTGGCGCGCGTTGTGGCACTGCTTGCAGTAGGCGCGCCCAGGGTGACGCTCGATGGAGTGGCACCGCGGGCACATGTTGTCGCCGCGAGCTGGCATCTACATCACCTCGCCGAAATTGGATGCCCGCCGCGGAGCAAGGAGGATGTCGGCGCTTTTGCTCGCCGAGGCGAATCTCCCGCGGGCTGTCGCTGTTGTTTTGATTGCGGTAGGGGAACCGCGCCGGTTGCATGACCTGCGACTGCACGCTGGGCAGGCTACATGAATTTGGGAACAATCAGATTCGCCACGCGTCTCAGCCGAGCTGAGCGCAAATGGGCGTGAGGTCGAAACAAATACGCCCCGCCCGCTTGCTGCTGTCAGCGCCCAATGACCGGCGCCACACTCAAGGCAGCGAGTCCGGTTCCAGCGGTTGATAAATCCGCACTCGGAGCAGTGCCAGCCATCATTGGGATGGCGAGCAGACAGCGGCGCCGGAGGGCGGAAGAAGTCGGGCATGGGCGCCGCAATCTGGCGACATTGGCAAGAAGGGATATGGCGCAACCCTCCCCGCCCCGTGCAGGATGCGCGGCGATGAACGCCGATCTGAATACGCAATACGCATCGACCGCAGGATGTCCGGCCGGCGACGCAGGACATGTACTGACCCCTGTTATGTCCAGTCGCACTTGTCGGATATCGCCGACTGGCGCACCTTCCGTCGCGGGGCAACAAATCAGCACAACCCCGCGTCCTACGGACAACGGTGCAGGGGTGCACGGCGGGGTGGAGATGGGAGGGGGGCATGGGCAAGCGCAGCGGATTCCCGCGGCTGGCGACAGATCGCGGAGTTCTCATAAAGGCATCAGCCCGCGGACGCACGAGATCCAGCGGCGTGTATCGAAGTCGATCGAGTAGCATGGACTCGCATCAGATCTTCGACCGTCAACCGCTTGCTTCGACGTTTTGCAGCATCACAGAGCGATTGCCAGTACCTCGTCGGGATGTTGTTCCTCTTCTTCCACTTGATGACCGTCCACTGGGATTCGCCAATATCGGTCGCCAATTGGACGAGGGAGTCCCAGAGGCTGAAAACGTCCATGAGGGTAATGATGCTGTGCATGCCCTCCTTATATCGCGGGACTATTCGTCCCGTCAACGCGGGTCTACATGTCCCGTGCCAAAATCCACGACTGCCGGGACAATCCGTCCCATGGGCAGAGGCGTAACACCGAAAGACTTCGAAGAGTGGTTCTGCGCTCGCGTTAAGGTGGCAATGGAGACCGCCGGCATGACGCCTAAGCAGGTCGCGGCCCAGCTAGGCGTAGAGGTTGACACCATGCGCCGATACACCAACAGGCTGCTCATGCCTCACCACCTGATAGCTCCGTTCTGCGAAATAACAGGCACTAAGCCTGAATTCTTCTTTCGAAACTCAGCGCCGATCATCGAAGGCAAAGCGGCTGAGCATCGCCAAGATATACGGACAAACAGATCGCAGCGCGGGTGATCAAAGGAATCATCGTGAAAAATGGACTAATACGATTGTCCGTGATCATCGGCTCAGCATTGGCCTATGGATGCTCTGGGTCATCTAACAAAGAAATCCAATCCAAGCTAGATGAAGAGACTGGTCGGCTGCTTTCACTCCAGGCAGAAGTCGATGCTTTGAAGACGCTGCAGGGAGACTTGAGAGAGCGCCTGGATGGAATGCAACTCATGCAGTCCATCGACAGAATCGCCTACCTGACCCCGGGAGCAGATGGGTTTCAAACCATTAAAACCGGTATTGGCTACGTAACTGCGAGCCTTGAGGACGTGAAACCCTATGCCAATGGCAGCAAGGTGACAGTCAGGTTTGGGAATCCCACCAACGCTGAGCTTTCGAGCATCAAGTTTAAGGTTGAATGGGGAGGGGTAGAAAAAGACGGCACTCCAAACCAACCTACAGTTCGAGCTCGAGAGGTCAGCATCATCAAGGACTTCAAGCCAGGCAGCTGGACCAGTTCAGAGCTCACTCTAGAGGGAATTGCACCAACAGAGCTCGGCTTCGTGAGGATCAGGGAATTCTCGGCTGGAAGCATCCAGCTCTACACCTATAGATGAACCGCTGAGATCATATACTGCATAGCGATAAACAACCCGGCCGAGCGCCGGGTTAATTTTTTCAGTAGACGGGACAAATAGTCCTTGACTCGCGGGACGAATAGTCCCATCCTCTGCCCCCATCAACTCCTCACCGATGGGCAGCAGATGAACCACCGCCGACAGACCTCCCCTTGGGCCCTCATGGCCGCCGCCTACGGCTGCCTCGGGATCCTGGCCATCTCCGGCTGCGCCGCCGCCCGCTTCGAGACCGAGGCGGGGCGCAACAAGCAGATCGGCATGACGGCGCTGATGGCCCTGGACACCGCGCAGACCGTCACCATCGCCAGAGAGCCGGGATGCCTCTATGAGGCCAACCCGATCGCCGCGGGCGTGTTCGGCTCTCGCAATCCCTCTCCTGAGCGCGTGCTGATCACGAA